TGTTCTTATGCTTAACCATAATATCACGAACATACTGCTCTGCCTTCATCTTTGGTAGATTACCAACATCAATGTACCAAATACGGCGTTCTGGTGCACGAGCAAGACGATAGATGACTAGAGCATCTTCTAGTGTTCTTAGCTGGTTAAGCGGCTTAATAGCCTTATGTAGATATGATAAAACAGTTGTGCCTTGATTGTCAGTTAGACCTGATACAATATAAACAACTGAGTCCTTGGCAATCTTTAGACCAGTGGTGGAAGGACCAACTGACTTATTACCAAAGTTAAAACCCTTATCGTTGAAGATGAAATACTCGTTCACTGTCTTAGTGACGGTTGCATCTCCGGGATTGTTTGCCTGAATTTTCTTTTTCTGAACTTCTCTCACCTTGCGGATCTTACGTGGATCAATATAGCGAAGTTCTTTGATGCCTTCTTGTGGTTTATTATTATCAATTACAGCGTGATAATAAAGACGACCATCGATATACCAACGGCGATAAATCTCATAAGCATACTTGTTGAACTCAAGGATCTTCAAGCAGTTATTAAATTCTTCTCTAATAATTTTCTTAATGTTATCCGCTACATTGAGATCTTCTAGATTGATTTCAACAATCTTATCTTCGTCAATAGCGATTGATTCATTAACGATTTCGTCAACTGCTGAGTCACACTCAGGCTGTAGTGACATTTCTCTATACTTGGTAACAAGTTCAGCTTCGGAACGAACCGTGCCGTCTAAGTCAACATATGTACCAAAAGCACCACCAGCAGATACGACAACTGCCCCGTCATCCGAGTCCTTTGGTGGAGCGAATGAGGGCAAGTCCTCTACTGGATCTTTCTTTTTTCTAAATTCGTAACCGAAAAGTTCTGCCATTTAATTCTCCAAATAACGAGGGGAGGTTGACTCCCCTCATATCATTAATATAGTGTATTTATTAGAGCGGCCCTGATGGGCCGTCAATGATTGAAGCAGGACCATAAATGTTTACGCCACCAGCTTTCTTATCAGAAGCTTCGATAACGGGAACCCAATAATCGTAAGCAAAGTTACAATTAAACTCTTCAATGTTATTCGTTGTATCCCAACTTAGCGAAATACCACTTAGCTGTGTTGGGAAAGCACCGACTAGCATATAAGAACGGAGGACTTCACCTGCTTTGCCGTATTGAACGATTTCGATGTCAGCCTTATACTGTTCTGCAGCAAGATTTGGATCACGAACGTTAGCAACCATACGGTTAATAGCGTTTGACCAAGCTTCTAGCATACCACGAACAGCAAAGTCTTCGTCGTTCATTACTGTGACCGACCAATCGGAGAAGGAACGATCACCAGCGACCTTGATTTTTCTACCGAAATATGGAATCTCGATTTCACCAACGGTTGACTCTGGAATTTCAGCTGCACGGCAAACAAAACGAAACTTATCAACTGAAACGATATCAATTCCAATTCCGATAGGAACTGTTAAAAATACGTTGAAGAGGGATGGTCTGGCGCCACCGTACACCAGACCGTTTGACTTAAATGCTGCAATATTGAAAGGCATCTATTTACTCCTTTGAGTTTTATCTATTTATTAAAACTTACCAACTACTTCAGAGAACTGTACGCCGGTAGGAACAGCAACGAAGTTAAGCTGGATGAAGTTGATGCTTCTCGCAGGTTTAATATAGATGTCACCGACAAACTGATTGGTATCGATGATCTGCGCGGTATTGTTAGTATCGTCGCAGACAATCAAGAAGTCAGTGATACCACGGCGACCTTGAACGGTGCGTAGGTATGGTGTCACGAGATTTCTAAACTGTGCTCTTGTAAATGCATCATTGAATTCAAAGAGCGAATACTTTGCAGCAGTTGAAATTGCCTTTTCGAGAACGATGAACAATCTGCGAACGTTAATACGATCAAATGCAGATGGCTTAGCTTGTAGCGTCTTATCGCCGTAGAGAACCGTTCCCTGACCAGGGAATGTAACTACAGGATTGACACCGGCTGGATAGAGAACGTCTCTCTGAGCCTTTGATGGGTTGTAAGCAAGCTTAACGAGGTTCTTGATTTGACCACGATTAAAGCCAGCTGGCGACCACCAAGCATCGTTTGAATTATCTGTTCTTACGCATAGACCGCCGATGTCGCCATTGAGTGGAACCCAACGATAAACGTCATTGTAGCGATCATACTGATACTTATAACCAGAGTCTAGAACGCCATAAGAAGTGCTGTGTAGAGCGCCTCTCCATGCGACTAGATCAACAGCTTCGTTACCAACATTGTTGAGAACTAGGCTCTTATCTGGAGAAATAAGTGCAATACAATCTCTTCTGAGTGTGCAGATGTTATCGATGATATAGTTTGCTAGCTGGAAGTTCTGAACAGTTCTTCCGTTAACAACTGATACACCGCCGACTGGTTTACCTTGTAGAACGAGAGAGATATCAATATCTTCTGCATTCTTGAATAGGTCATAAGCTTCACCTAGAACACCGAGCGTAGCGTTAGCCTCTGATAGACCATCAGCGCCGAGTGAGAATGGAATATTAGCTGGCTTCGTTGAAGATGCAGATGTTAGACCTTGAGCCGTATTTGATATGGCTGTTGATCTATCATTCGTAACCCAAACATAGGCAGAAGACTTGTTAATAACGCTCTTATAGAAGTTGTCAGAGCCGTCTACGTTCTGAGCATCCGAAGCTCTTGAAACGCCATTATAGACTTCAAGAACAGTGCCGGGAGTGCCGGAGAATAGACCGCCGTTATCAACAACTACAACGTGTAGCTCATCCTGAGCAGCTGTGTTACCGTTGTATAGCTGATAGTTTGACTGACCGGGAGCGCCATTAACAACGTTGAAGAACTCCCAATAACGCTGAGCGGTATTTGATGTATAAGGAACACGTAGTCTGTAAGGATCTTGGAACTGTACAGTTAGTGTAGCCGTGTTTGATGTTAGTGTACTGTTAGCGCCAGAAGTTGTTGTGATGTTAACAGAATCACCGAACTGTGTTGAAGAAAGCTTAACGCCTGAGCTATTAGCTTCAACAACGTAGTAAGAACCAGCAGCAAGACCGCCGATTACAGACTGACCAGCTGCGTTAGCGTAAATTACCGTATCGCCATTAGCAAATGGATTGCCACCGGTAATTGGAATGAAGTTTGTTGCGTTGGAAACATCAGCGCCAGAGATTGAAGCAGCTAGAGTGTTGTTAGCAGCAACAGAAACTGACTGGGTTAGCATATACTGCAGACCGATGGCACCGTTACCGGCTAGGATCTGATCGCCAACTGAAATCAATGCAGCGATTGTAGCTGCTGTAGTATTAGCAGAACCACGATACTTAACAGTAGCTGTGTTAGCGCCAACTTCAAAGCGGATTGAAGCTGAAAGAAGGTCTACGTTTGAAGCATAGCTGGCATTGGTATCGCAAACGCTTACTCTGATGGAGTTACCAATAAAGCCGGGATATTTGGCTAGATAGTAAACGTCAGAGTCAAAGTTACCTTCCTTGCTTGTGAAATCATTGCCGTTCTTAACAATCTGATTGACAAGGTTAGAAACGAAACCATAAGTGGTATTTGTTGTTAGAGCAGCTGCATCAGGATCGATACCGCAAGCTGAATAAGCAGTTTCTGGGCGAGCAAAATAAACGCTGGCGTTTGAAGTCGAAGCAGCGGTTGAACCTACCTGACCAGGAACATACATTGGCTTGTTAATAACGATAGCCGTTGTATTGATTGATGTAATGTAGTAACCGTTGCCTGTTGGGACTGCGGTTGCGTTTGTTGACTGGTTGATATACATACCAACAGCAAGGCCGAGAGCGGCAACGTTGGCTGAACCGTTTGCAACTAGGATTGTATTTGAAACTGAGCTGTTGGCCTTTAGATTGAACTGAATAGCAGCTGGTGTTGCGCCAGAAGTATTGGCAGCACGAGCAACCCAAAGACGGTTGGCGTATGATAGGAAGTTAGCAGCTGTGAAGAATGTCTCAGCATTGAAGTTTGTTGGTTTACCAAATCTAGCAACTAGAGTATTTTCTGAATCGATAAAAACTCTTTCGCCAATTGGACCCCAACGGAAAACACCAGCAAAAGCGCCATCAGATGTTGCAACTGCTGGAACTACTGTGGTGAGATCAACCTCAGAAACATTGACTCCGGGGCTTAATTGAAAGGCCATTTTTATCTCCTTTGTGTGAGAATGTCTTAAATATTACAACTTTTTGTATTTATTATTTTCCATTTTTAAGAGGCTTCACACAATTAGAAATCAGACGTTCCCCACATCCAACTTTCTGGCACAAATCTTTCATATTCTTCTTCCATCTGAAATTCATCATCATCTCTTCCTGTAGCAATAAATCCGAAAGGAGCCATATCTTGTTCCATGTCTTCTTCGGTTTTTTCTCTTAGAGACATTAAGGTATTGATATCAGTGTAGTCTCTGAAGTATTGCTGATCGGATAACCAAGCAAATAACACCAAGCACATAACCAAGTCATCGTGTTTGCCAGGTTCTGCTTCATATGACGTTCCCTTTTTAGAGAACGTTGATAATTCATTGATGGTATGA